AGTGAGGTTTATTATGAAGTATTACTACGATTATAAATATTGGAAGAAGCGTGAGCCGAAACTGCCTTTGTGGTTTCGATTATGTAATTGGTTGCCGCGGTGCCTTACGTCGCACGCTTTGCTTGACCGTATGTCCGAGATGTATGGTTGCGTTGCGGAGGATCATCAACAGTGGATGTCCGAGAAACCTGTTTACAACCAAGAGTGGAGTAAGTAATGTCAATACTCTCAACAACTATCGCCGCAGCGATTACCGCAGTGGCACCACCCAAAGATGCTCCGGCTATCGACCATGCGTTGTATGCCATGCGTATCGTGGAGTCCAGCAACAACCCTGATGCCGTAGGTGATGGGGGTAAAGCCATCGGCATGTACCAGATACATGATAAGTATTGGTTAGATGGTGTACGCTTTACGCCGTCCATTGGTGGTGAGTACGAGGACTGTTTCAATCCTGAGTATGCTGAACAGATCGTGCGATCCTACATGCGTAGGTATTGCAACAAACGCAGGCTAGGTCACGAGCCAACTATTCGTGACTACTGCATCATTCATAATGGTGGCCCCAATGCACACAAGGCAACGGGCCAGAAGAAAAAGAACTTGGACAAGTATTGGGCCAAGTGTAAGGAGGTACTGAAGTGAAGTTTAATAACGGACAGATATCAACTGAGGATCTACTCAGGGCAGTACAAAAGTTTGATCGTGAGGTGCGTCAACTGAGCCGACCTGACTGGATTCAAGTTGTTGCATTCCTACTCAATGATGAAGATGCACCACCTCCCTACCGATTGGTATGTGCGGTTGCTCATACGTTTGGTGCTGATGCTACCGGAACACTGCGTTTAGAAAGCGAGGTGCCGAAGTGAAGAGTAGAGAACTAGCAAGAGAAGCCAATGAACGCATCCACGGTGCAATCGACCTCAAGGTCGGCAAGCGGTACGAGTGTGTTGATTGGCATAAGAAAAACTTTGACTGCAAACCGTGGCAGGATTTTTCATTCCGATACAGTGCCACCTCAATGAATGAGTTCACCAAAGCCGTGAGCGAATCCGTTGGCAAGTGGATCAACGATGACCCTGACATGAAGCAGTTGCTTCAGCGTGTCGGCAGTCCATCGCCACCAACGCACAAGCGTGGAATATTCGACTCACCAGAACAGGCACTGCGTGTTCACGGCTGGACTTTTGTGCGGTACGTCTGCGAATCCCTGTCGTGGTGGACAAGTGAGGGATCAGTTCATGGCATACCGTGGACCGACTTCGACATTTGCAACCACCAGTCCAACGACCTACCTGAAGAGGTCTACGAAGAATGTAGGGAATTACTTACAAAGGAGGTCACCCTATGAGGTTGCCAAGAAATGATTGGTATGTATACAAGGCCGAGCAAGGGTTCGTACACATCGGTCAGTGTCATGGAGATATCTTTGAGATAGCCGATGAGAAATTTCCTGATGGGTATGACTTCATCCTTCAAGCATCTGATTTGAGGACAATGTTTGAGCAGATATACAAGGCCATCAAGTATCACCGTGATCTTGAGGAAGAACATACAGAGTGCATGCGTCACGATGCAGAAAGGGATAACGATGAGTGATTATGAACCCCTCTACAACATGGAATGTGAAGTGGTCAGGGATGAAGTCTTTGATTATGAACCTCAACCCGGACTACTCATTGAGGGCCACAACATCAAGCGTGTTCACATTGACCAGCACCGCATCAAAAAGAATGCCAAGGTTCCTCCCGAAGAAAGGCTGCCGCCTATCTCAGTGAAGACCAGCAAAGAAAACCACAAGTGTTGGGAGGTCGTAGTTCTTGGTGACTGCAATATCAAGTATTCACCTGACAAACCTCTCAGTTGTGGTGCGAAAGTGTGGATTGAAACTACTTCCGAAGTGTGGTGTGATAAGCGAGGTGCAACATCAAACTCAACCAACTCCCCCAAACAGGTGGACTAGAACTGTGGCGGGGTCCATCCAAGATTGACGGTGCCCCCATCGTCTTCATCGCCACTCTCCAAACAACCAACCGCAAGACTGGCAACATGATCCAGACTTGGATACTTCATCAAGACATGTCTCCCGTGGATGCAGTCATGTCTGGTGCTGATGAAAGTATCTGCGGCAACTGCATCCATCGTGCCATCAATGGCAAGAAGCGTTCGTGCTATGTCAACGTAGGTCAAGCACCCTTGCAGATCTGGCGTGCATGGCAGAACAACAAGTATCCTCAGGTATCACCGGCTGACTTCGGTGAGTATTACAGTAGGTACAGATCCATCCGGCTCGGTGCCTATGGGGATCCTGCTGCCGTACCACTGCGAGTATTGCATGACCTCATGTCTCCCGCATGGCTTGGTCATACTGGGTACACCCACCAATGGCGTGACTGTGACGCTGGCTATGCTGGCTATCTCATGGCATCGGTGGATACTGAGGCTGAGTATTGGGAGGCCAAGGCTGATGGCTGGCGTACCTTCCGTACCCTCACCCCGGATGACTCACTGACTGATGGTGAGATATCCTGCCCTGCTTCCGATGAGGCAGGCAAACGCACCACATGTGATCGGTGCAAACTTTGTGCGGGTAATTTCAATAATCGAAAACACAAGCCCAAGGATATTGGTATCATAGCCCACGGCGTAGGGGCTAAGAACTACGCCAGAAAGTTAGAGGTGCTGTATGAAGCGTGAGACACTCAAGACTCACATAGATAAACTGGATGAAGTTCAGGAAGAATTCGATGTCTTCCTCAAAGACCACTTGGCTGACCAACTTGGCATGTCGTTGGATGCGATTATGGCAGGTGCTTCCAAGTGGACAAGCCATGACCTAATGATGGAGCAGGTGCGTGCCTGCATGATCAAACGATACGGATCTGCTGATCCGCTTGAAGAATTTCTTAATCTCTCTGTTCACTATGCGTGTAGTGACAGAACTCATTTGACTCTTACTGAAAAGGAGTAACCCTATGGTTGCTATCAACACTGACATTCCTACCCCCACCTCCGGCAAACTCATGGGAGACTGGGGCAAAGTATACACCACTGAACAGGTGTCTCGTCTTTCTCCACCCCAACACACCGATACTCACAAGCCTAAGGATCACCACACTCTCTTTGATATGGTGTCCAATGGCCTTCATCGTGCGGGCTTCCAGCACTCTGAGCCAATGCACTATGTGGGTCAGGGCCGTGTGAGTACCGGCGACAAAGCACCGGCTAAGTTCATGACTGTCATGAATATTCGTCACGAGAAAATCACTGACCACGCTGGTGGTCTTGATGTCAACCGTCAGGTGTTCATCCAGAACTCCTATGACAAGTCGATGTCTATCCAGTTGATCACTGGCATCGAGGTTTGTATCTGCACCAACGGCATGACCATGGGTCAGGTCGAGGACGAGATCCGACGCAAGCAAACCAAGAACATCGACGAGGATATCTACAAGATTGTGTACGGTGGTATCGACAAGATGCTTGGCAACTTCCTTGCCCAAGACCAGCGGGTCAAGCAACTCCAGAACACGGAGATGACCAACCGCATGGCTGACCACATCATCATGGACTGTATGCGTGCCGGGGTCATCAACCCTGCCGGTGTCAAGGATGTGTGGGACAAGTGGGATACACCTAACTACGCTGAGTATAAGGATCGCAATGCTTGGTCACTTGCCAACGCATTCACCGAGCGTGGTCGTGGTCGCAACATCTTCGGTCGGCACGGTGCCAACAACCGTATGCTGGACATCATCGACAGTTACACTTCCAACGCATCCCGCCCCATCCCTTCGGATGACACGGATGTGCAACCTGTGTACACTGCCGATGCCTTGCCAGTCTCGGCTGACTTCTAAACTTTCTCCTCACTGCTCCCCCTTTCAGTGCCCCCCAGTCACACACGCACCTCCGGTGGCTGGGGGGTTTTTACTTGCATGTTGGTAGTTCTTCTGACACAAGTAATGGAAAGTTTACCGATGGGAAAAGTTCCGGTTGATAAACATTGATCAAATAACTAATTCATTTTGATCGTTGGGGAATTTGTATGAATGAATCGGTAAAAGATTTTGTGCATCTGCTTGCAACAAGATGTGCAAATAAACCTGAGTTGCGTGACTTCCGTGTTAGGGCGGTACTGGTGTGGGTATGTGCGAACCACCCGGAAAAGATTACGCATCGTGCTATGCAAAAATTATTAATGACTACAGATAAGACTACCCGACGGTTGAGAGATATTCTTCTTGATCACGGATACGTCACTGAGAGTTTCAAAGACAGAGAGATCGTGATCGAGGCAACACAGAAAGCCCTCGATCTTGTCAGCCCTTCCTAAAAAAACTGATTGGCAAAAACTAAAGAGTTTGGTAGAATCTATCATCGTCAATAGAATGGAGGTAGATATGACTATTCGCGTTAGAGGTACATCTTTTCAGGTGGACTTCGTACATGGTGGCAAGCGTTATCGCAAAGATAAACCAACCATGCAAGAGGCCAAGGATTGTGAGATCACAGCCAAGGCTAACCTCATCAAAGGACTTGATCCCTTTCCTGATGAGGCCACGAAGGTGGAGGAAAAGAAAGGGAAAACATTTGGAGAATCCAGTGAAGAAGTATGGAACCTTGAGTGGAGCAAGGGTAAGTCTGCTAAGAAAACTAGAAGCAGACTCAACCTTGTTCAGATGGATATTGGTCGGGATACTCTACTGACTGACATCACCACGGATCGGCTTGATCAATACACAATTGAGTTGGAGCGTGAGGGCAACAGTGGAGCAACCATCAACCGGAAGATATCCATTGTGTCCAAGGTTCTCAAGCATGCTTATCGCCGGGAGGAACTGGAGCGTATGCCCTTTGTCCCTCGCCAAGGTGAACCACCTACTCGATTCAGGTGGTACACCGAAGATGAGCAGCGTCGTATCCTTGAGGCTTGTCGAGAGAATAAGCATGAGGAGTTCTTCATACTCATGGCAGTGTTGTTTGATACTGGCATGCGGATCAGTGAAGCACTTGATCTGACTCTCGACAATACTGACTTCGATAAGAACCTTATCACCCTGCATTACGGGGAGACTAAGAACAACGATGCGAGGTCAATACCAATGACAAAGCGGGTGGTCCGCTTGCTCAGTCGGATGCAAACCAACGACCGATACTTCACCATGAACTACAACCAAGCCAATGAGGAATGGGTGCAAGTTCGTAGTCGTATCGGTATGGGTAAGGGTGATGGCATCCACTCGATTCGTCACACATTCTGTTCAAGATTGTCACAGAACGGGACCGATATGAGGGTCATCCAAGAGTTGGCTGGACACAAGGATTTGGCTACGACTCAGCGGTACACCCACCTCAATCCTGAGACACTCAAGACCCACATAGATAAACTGGAGGCTTGCGCAGATAACGACGATCTGATAGTGTGACATAAGTTGTGACACACAAGGTGGAATGGCATCCCGTACGGGATTCGAACCCGTGTTGCCGCCGTGAAAGGGCGGTGTCCTAATCTTCTTTAGGGAGGATTAAAGCGGCAGGAAACCGCCATTCCACTGTACACTAATCAAAGATGTGTCACTGAATGTGACAGGGGTACAGTTGAAACAGTTCGATCTAGAACAAGAGATGCTTAAGATGGGGCAGGAGAGATACCAAGCCAAGGTATCCCGTGCCAAGGAAATGAACCTTGAGTCTACCCATCCGGCTGGACAGAAACTATTACAGCACAGTGTTGTTGCATTGGCTGATCACTTCGATGGTTGGATTGAACATGCAACAACGTCATCAGGTAAGAGACATACTGCACTTCCATACTTGAACCAAGTACCAACCAAAGTCTCCGCTGCCTTGACTGCACGAGCAACGCTTGATGCAATCAGCAACGGACGCAAACTAATATCCACGGCAGCAAACATCGGTGGTCTGATTGAGGATGAGGTCAAGTACCGAACACTCAAGGATGACTATGCCGCACTCTGGCAACAACTCAACAGAGTGATGGACAGATACAAGTCTGCCTACACCAAGAAAAAGTTCATTGAGAAATCGCTCCGGCATCATGACATCGTTATCCCCCGATGGTCAGCACAGGAGCGTATCAAGGTTGGTCTTGTGTGTCTTGAATTGATGAGGCAATCCACCGGCCTCATTGAAATCAATACTCGCAAGAACCAACACGGTAAAGCCGAGCAATGGGTCGAGCCTTCGAACGACCTCATTGAGTGGCTGAAGAATGCCCATGCCCACATGGAGATGCTTGATCCAGTCTTTCTCCCGATGATCGAGCAACCTGTCCCTTGGCAGGACTACATCGTGGGCGGGTATTCGTCCGGTGTGTTTAGGCGTAGACCTTTGGTCAAGACAAAAGACAAAGGCCATCTTGAACTGGTGAATGCTTCAACTATGCCGAAGGTTTACCGTGCATTGAATGCAATACAAGGTACACCGTTCAAAGTAAACACCGCAGTGCTTGAAGTTATGAAGCATTGTTGGAACAAGAACATTGCTATTGATGGACTGGTAACTGCGGAGGATGAACCCCTACCCGCCAAGCCTGCTGACATTGATACCAATCGTGAATCTCGGAGAGAATGGAGACGGCGTGCTGCCCGCCAGCATTTTGAAAATGAAAGGCAGCGATCTAAACGACTACATGCAATGCGTGTCATGAGTCTTGGTGAGAAGTTCAAGGGCGAGCGGATATGGTTCCCGCATGACTTGGACTTTCGCGGGCGTGCTTACCCCATGCCCTACTTCTTACAACCTCAGGGTCCATCCTTTGCCCGCAGTCTCCTGACATTTGACAGGACTACGGTGATGACTGATGTGGGCGAGCAATGGCTACGCATTCACATTGCCAACTGCTGGGGCATGGACAAGAACAGTTACGAACAGCGTATCCAATGGACACATGAGAACTCCAGCATGTTGCACCAGATTGGGCGTGACCCAACGAGCAGCATGGACTGGACGCAGGCTGATGATCCTTGGCGGTTCCTCGCTGCATGTATTGAGTACGCAGAAATGATGAAGGGTGGACAGTTCCATACTTCACTGCCCATCGGTATTGATGCAACCAACCAAGGCTTGCAGATCTATGCGTTGGCTTTGCGTGATCACACAAGTGCCCATGCCACCAACTGTTTGCCCTGCGAACTACCCAACGATATCTATCAACAAGTCTGCGATACTGTCCTTGATATGATCGCGGTTGATACTCACGAGTATGCAAAAGGGTGGCGTGAGTTTGGTCTGACCAGAAAAACTACGAAGCGTCAGACAATGACCCTGCCCTACGGCTCGACATTCTTCTCATGCAAGAAGTACACAGCCGAATGGTTCTACGATGAACTTAAGAAAGGCAAGACCAACCCATTCGGTGATCAGACCTACCAACCCTGCGGCTGGCTGGCTGAGAAGATATGGGATGCTATTGGTCAGGTTGTTCATGCTGCCCGGATTGGCATGGACTGGCTTCAACATGTTGCAGAGACTTGTTTGAACAACGGCGTTACTCCTCAATGGGTAACACCTTTGGGCTTCCCGGTATACATGCACTACGAGAAGCAAGACCATCTGAATATCAAGACAAATGTATTTGGTGTCATCCGTCAGACCCGCATCAGGACTGACTCAGGTGATCCAAGTAAACGCAAGTCCATGAATGCAATGGCCCCAAACTTTGTCCACTCCATCGACGGTATCGGTGGACTATTGGGCGAGACAACCAACAGGGCACTTGATCAAGGAGTCAACGACTTCCTCATGGTTCATGACGAGTACAGTGTCCACGCTCCCTGCGTTCCCATCGTGGGTGAAGAAGTTAGGAATGCAACCGTGGAACTTTTCTCAGGAAATATCTTGAAAGACTTGCACACACAAATCAATACCTTGTTACCCTCGGGGGTCCAACTGGACGAGCCACCCCCACAGGGCAACTTGGATATTTCACTCATTAACAAGGCTCAATATTACTTCTCATAAGGGGAATACAATGTCGAAAAGATTTAAGAAAATGCGATCACCAATCGGCGAGGCAGTGTGGCCAAAGTTGTCACAGCCCGAAACCAAGTTCGATCCCGATGGGGTCTACGAAACCAAACTGCGTCTTGATAACCAGACAGGCACGGCGTTCCAGAGTACGCTTCAAGAGATGCTCGATGAACATCACAAGCAAGTGTGCAGCGAGCGTGGCAAGAATGTCAAGGCTGCATCATTGCCGGTGAGTGAAGTCGAAGAGGACGGCACACCAACTGGAGAGTTGGAGTTTAAGTTCAAGTTGAAAGCACTGGCTGGTAAAGAAGGCAGCAAGTGGGAACAACGGCCCAAGTTGATTGATGCCAAGGGTGGCAATATTGACCCCAACAAAGTTACTGTCGGTAGCGGTAGTAAGATCTGCGTTGGGTTCGAAGTCATCCCATACTTTACGGCGGCGGTTGGAGCGGGCCTCAGTCTTCGGATGAAAGCAGTACAAGTCATTGACCTCGTGGAGTACGGTGGCAATGAGTTTGATTCATTCGGATTCCAGCAAGAAGAGGGATATGAAACTTCGGAGGAAGCAGAAAGCACCACTGAAGATGACACGGAAGAAGACTGCGACTTTTAATTTCACTCTGCCAGTAACTCCTTGTCCTGCTTCTAGGCCAAGGGTTACTCGGCGGGGTCATGTGTACTACGGAAAGAAGTACACAGAATTTAGGAACACCTCGGCAGTGGTGTTGGGAGAAATGAAGTACCCCGACATCCTGCCGCTAGGTGGTCCTCTTCATTTGGATGTGACGTTCTATTGTCCTCGTCCAAAGAAGACCAATCGTGTTGCCCCTCGGGGTGACATCGACAACTACCTGAAGACACTGGATGTGTTGAACAGGATCATCTGGTTTGATGATGACCAGATACATAGTCTCGTTGCACGAAAGGAATACAGCGACGAGCCTAGAATTGAACTGGAGGTGACTGAATATGGCGAACTTCCTAAGGCACGAGCCTTGCGAGAAGTGCGGTAGCAAAGATAACTTAGCCATCTATGATGATGGCTCATCGCATTGTTTTACTCCCGGTTGCGGATACCGAGGAGGTGCATCTACAACACCAGAACCGGAGACATCAGACATGAGTTTGATTGATATTGAGTACATTACTCTCAAGAAGAGAGGGATCAAGATTGAGACATGCAAGAAGTGGGGGTATGGCATGGGCAAGATCAATGGCAAACCCTTTCAAGTTGCCAACTACCGTTGTCCCAAGGGACATCTCAAAGCACAGAAGTTGCGTTCCCATACCAAGGAGTTCAGGTGGCTGGGTGAACCCAAGTCCATCAACCTTTACGGTGAACACCTTTGGGACCCATCGAAGTCAGGCAAACGTGTAGTTATTACTGAGGGTGAACTTGATGCCCTGTCGGTGAGCCAAGCGTTTGAGAACAAGTGGCCTGTCGTATCCGTACCCAACGGTGCGGCGGCTGCACCCAAAGCAGTCAGCAAGTCACTTGAATGGCTTGAGACATTCGATGTGGTAGTCCTGTGCTTTGACCAAGACGATGCTGGACGTACTGCTGCCAACGCATGTGCCCACCTCATCACTCCCGGCAAGTGCAAGATCGTACACGGCTTACCTGAGAAGGATGCCAACGAGTGCATCATGAAGGGTAAGGTCAAAGAACTGGTGTCTGCTATCTGGGAGGCCAAGACCTTCCGACCTGATGGCGTGGTTGCTGGTGAGGAACTTTGGGATCACATCAACAAGTCGGATACTGGTTGGAATGTTGAGTATCCGTGGCAGGGATTCAACGACAGTCTCTTGGGTATGCGTGGCGGTGAACTCGTCACCCTGACCGCTGGTACTGGTATCGGTAAGTCATCGGTGTGTCGTGAGTTGGCTCACTATCTGGTGCAGCAAGGTCACAAGGTTGGCTACATTGCTCTTGAAGAAAGTATCAAGAAGACTGCCGAGTGCATGATGGCAATTCACATGGATGTGCCACATACCACGTTCAGTGAACTGCCAGAAGAAGCAAGACGCAACGCATTCAACGAGTGCATTGGTCATGGCAATCTGGTCCTCTATGATCACTGGGGTAGCCAAGACCCTGCTCGACTATTGGGACAAGTCAGATACATGTGCAAGGGGCTAGGCTGCAAGTTCATCTTCCTTGACCACCTGTCCATCCTTGTGTCTGCCCTTGAAGAGGGCGACGAGCGACGGATGATTGACAACACCATGACCAAACTCCGTGCCCTTGTGGAGGAGACTGACGTTCACTGTGTGCTTGTCTCTCACCTCAAGCGGCCTGATGGGCGTGGTCACGAGGAAGGTGCTGCCACCTCACTCAGCCAGTTGCGTGGATCACATGCCATTGCTCAACTGTCCGACGCTGTGCTTGGCTGCGAACGCAACCAACAAGATCAACTTGAAGCACGCAATACAACCATCCGCGTTCTCAAGAATCGTTATGCTGGCACGACGGGGGTATGTGCAACATTGGAGTACAACCCCTCAACTGGTCGATTGAATGAGTTCCACTCACCTTTTGAGGAATCTAATGCGAGTTGATAGATCACATACTGAAGTCAAACCCGTACGGTCGAAAGATCCGTTGGACAAACCTATACGTTTGGAGACTGACATACCTCGTTCGTATACATGGGTGGCAAACCAAATGGCGAAAGATCCAAATATTGGAAAGAAAGTCACCCGTCAATGTATTGAGATCATGGAGAAAAGAGCATTCAAAAAGATTATCGACGCGATAATCGCTGACCCTGATTTGTGGGATTACTTGGAGGACAATTACCTTGTATGAATTAGTATTTGATATCGAGACAAACGCCATTGAGGACTGGGACAACCTGTCTGACCTTAAGGTTATTCACTGTATTGCTGTTGGCGATATGTCTACTGGCGAAGTAGATCTATATCACGGCGATGACATCATCAAAGGTTTGCAGAAGATGCGGCTGGCTGATCGACTGATTGGTCACAACATCAAACGCTTTGATATCCCTGCGATCAAGAAGTTGTACCCCGCGTACACCTTGGGTGATTGCCATGTGATCGACACCATGATTGCGGGTCGTATCTTCAACCCTGATGTTGCCCGTGGCGACTTCACCAACCGCACCATGCCCCCAGAACTACGGGGCCGCTACTCCCTGAAGGCTTGGGGCTACCGTCTGGGGCTGCACAAAGGTGACTATGGCGAGACTACTGACTGGTCTGAGTACACCGATGAGATGGGTGAATACTGCAAGCAGGATGTACTGGTCAACATGAAGTTGTGGTCAGCAATATCCGAGACATTCAACGATGATGCTCATGAACTTGAGGATCGGTTCGACAACATCATCCGGCGGCAAGAGAAGGAGGGCGTGACGTTTGACGAAGATGCCGCCAAAAGATTACACGCAGAACTTATTGGAGAGAAGGCGGAGATGGAAGCAACGCTCCAAGAAGTTTTCCCGCCGCAGGAGGAGCAGATGAAGACTCCTCAGTATTACTACCACAAGGTGACTAAGGAGCAGTACAAACGAAAGAAGGACTACACCAAGAAAGACACCTTCAATCTGATTGCTGGCCCCCGTAAGGTTCGCAAGATCCCGTTTAATCCCGGCAGTCGGTTACAGATCGCAAACGCATTGAAGACAATGTATGGCTGGAAGCCAACCGAACTTACTGGTGATGGTCGCCCCCGTGTTGATGAGGCGGTACTTTCTTCCCTCGATTATCCAGAGGCTAAGATCCTTACTAGATACCTGACTATCATCAAACGTCTAGGTCAACTCAGTGATGGTAAAGAGGCGTGGCTTAAGGTTGTCCGTGGCGGCAAGGTACACGGCAGGGTCAACACTATGGGCACTGTGTCATCACGCTGCTCACACTCAAGACCCAACCTTGGTCAAGTCCCTTCCCTCGGATCTCTTTGGGGAAAAGAGTGCAGAGCCTTGTTTACTCCTGCCGATGATAAGGTAATGGTTGGGTGTGATATGTCTGGTCTGGAACTACGTTGCCTTGCTCACTATCTAGCCCGATGGGATGATGGCGAGTACGCCTCAGTAATTCAAGAAGGTGATATTCACCAGTTCAACGCAGACAAGATGGGTGTCTCACGCTCAACTGGTAAGGGCATCATGTATGCCACCTTGTATGGTGCTGGTGACATCAAGATTGGAAGCCTTGTCGGTGGTGGTAAGACTGAAGGGCGGCGTATGAGGAATATGCTTGAACAAGGTATTCCAGCACTCAAGCGTCTAAAGAATGCTATCGCCAAGAAGTTGCAGTCACAAGAATGGCTGCCCGCCATTGATGGTCGGAGGCTACCAATTAGATCTGAGCATAGTGCTTTGAATCTTCTGCTGCAATCTGCTGGTAGTATTCTGATGAAGCGTGCAACTGTTATCATGCACGAAGACTTTCACAATGATCGTCTGGATGTACAACAACTGATGCACGTTCATGATGAAGTGCAACTCCAAACTAACCACGAAGAGGCGGATGATGTCGGACGAACTGCGGTACAAGCGATGCGTAAGGCCGGTGAGCATTACGAGTTCAGATGTCCACTCGACGGTGAGTACAAGATCGGACGAACATGGGCCGACACTCACTGATGTTGCGTGGCTGGCTGGAGTGATTGATGGGGAGGGGTATGTGTCTTTTCATAATGGGCCTGTAATAGAGGTTGATTCAGTGTCTCCTTCTTTGGTGACAACACCCGCTCGACTATTCGGCGGGTCAGTCACAACACGACAACGGAACGATGCGACTGTGTTTCGTTGGTCTGTGTATGGCAGGAACGCAGAGGAAATACTCAAGCGTGTAATGCCTTATCTGCGGTACAAAACTGCTCAAGCCAAGATCGTGGCTCATGGCAGTAAGTATCCGCGTAACTCAGAGATGCGGAAGTCGCAAACCCGCAGGCTCAAGAAATTAAGGAGACAGAGATTTTGATGGATGAACCTTTAGATATGATCCCCACCACCAAGTTGTTGGATGAGTTGCGTACTCGCCATGACACGATGGTGTTCCTCGCTGCGAATAATCGCACGGAAGATGTTGAGGATGTAACAGTGGCCTTTCAAGGGCCATTTCACTCAGTGCTTGGATTGGTTGATATCGGCAAGCACGCAGTAATGAATGGAATCAGCGATGACGAAAACGGCCCTTGTGATTGATGGAGATATCTTTCTCTGGGAGTGTGCCCTCGGCAGCGAGGTAGCATGGGACTGGGGAGATGACATGTGGACCCTGCATGGGGACGCTCGTGAAGCACGGCAGCGATTTGATATTCAGATTGCTGACCTCAAACAGAAACTAAACGCAGGCAATATTGCTATTGCTCTAAGCGGTGAGAAGAACTGGAGGAAAGAAGTCCTCCCGACATACAAAGCACACCGAAAGAAGACCCGCAAGCCCCTGCTCTTTCATGCCCTCAAGCAGTATGTTCGGGAAACCTACAATCACTATGAGTACCCCAACCTTGAAGCAGATGATGTCTGCGGCATGTTGATGGGCAAGAAGATGTGGAATACGAAGTTCGAAAAGATACTTGTGACCACAGACAAAGACCTGAAGCAGATCAAAGGTCTTCACTACAATCCCGGTAGACCTGAGGAAGATGTCTCAGAAGTCACGCCAACGGATGGACACTACAATCATTTGCTGCAAACCCTCACGGGTGATCCAGTGGATGGGTACTCAGGATGCCCCGGTATCGGTCCAAAGACTGCCGCCAAAATCCTGAAGACGGACCCCTGCTGGGAGACTGTTCGACGAGCCTATGAAGATCAGGGCTTTGATGAAGAGGATGCTCTACAGCAGGCACGAGTTGCCTATATCATGAGAGAAGGCGATTACAATTTCAAAACCAAAGAAGTCAAACTATGGGAGCCAAGAGGATGACAAGAGACGAACTACTGAAACTACACCAGCACCTTTGCAACAATGCACAGATGTTGATGTCCAAGAAAAACCACGACTATTCAGGGGGTGAGAACCAAAGTGACCCCTTCCTGAACTTCACTCGTGTAGAGAAGTTGGGTATCACGGATACCAAGCGAGGGTTCATGGTCCGCATGACGGACAAGATCTCACGCCTGATTACTTTCCTTGATACTGGGGAGTATAAGGTTGCTGACGAAAAGATCGAGGACACTGTTCTTGACCTAATTAACTACAGCGTATTGCTTTATGGGTATATCCAAGATGAGAAGGAGTCGAAAGGATGACTATGAGGAGACTTCCCGCCCTAGATGCCTTGTTGGTCAAGGCTTTGGACGAGCGGTTCCCCGAGCGTTGCCCTGATCCTGAGTGGTCTGATCGTCAGGTATGGGTC